CGACGCAGAACTCGCTGACAACCTTAACGAACAGGCGTACTTCATTGTCAAGGGCGCTACACCAATGCCTGAGAACATCTACGAATGGGCTTCTAACATCGTGAACAGTGAGATAACTGATACCCCAAAAGGTTCACTTACTAAAAGAGGCTCAGTAAATGACCTTCCCGGAAAACAAGGGAAGTCACAAATTGAAAATAAGTATCGTAATTTAATTTTAGCCGCACTTGCAGCTGGCGTTGTTGGCGTTGACAAGGCTATTAAACAAGCACTTGAGTCAATGCCTAAAATGGGTGCAGACATTTCTGCTCTTAGAATAATTGCTCAACAGGCAATACAACACAACGTAACAATTTCATCTAGCGAACTTGCTAATACTATTGGAGCAATGCAATCCGAAGCAGCAACATTTGGATTAACAACTGCTGCTAATGCCTTAAATCTTCCCCCTATTCAAGTAGGACAAAAACTGCAAAGTATTCTTGATCAGGCTGACGCTGACGCGCAAGCAATTCAAGGAACTACATTAAGCAGAATTGTTGATGCTATTACTAACGGTATGGCTTCAAATGCTTCACAAACAGAAATAAGCGCTTCAATTAACAGTCTTATCAACGACCCTGCTCGCGCAGACATGATTGCTGTTACCGAAACAAACCGAGCGTACAACGCATCCGTCATTGACTCATACCAAGCCGCAGGTATAACTACCTGGACTTGGGTGACGTATGAAGGAGCCTGCGATATTTGTTTATCACAAGAAGGCGAACACACAATCGGAGATGCCTACCCACCGGCTCACCCAAATTGTCAATGCACAGTACCCGAACCAACAATTTCAACAGGAGAATAATCCAATGGCCCAAGACATTACCTACGCCTACTTCGGCAACCTAACAGTCAAGCGCGGAGACGACGGCTACATGAGAGTAAAGGGTCTTGCCACAGACGCAACCCTTGACCTCGACGAGCAAATCTGCGACCCAGAGTGGCTCAAGACTGCAATGCCGGAGTGGTTCAAGATTGGCAACATCCGCGAGATGCACCAGTCAAAGGCCATTGGTAAGGCTATGGAGATGGAACAGTCAGGCACAGGTTTCGTAGTTGAGGCCAAGATTGTTGACTCAGAAGCAGCTCGTCTAGTTGAAGAAGGAATCTACACAGGTTTCTCAGTAGGCATCAAGGGCGCTCGCGTTGAGAAGTCAGCCGACGCACCTGGTGGAATGATCCGCAGTGGAAAGATTGTTGAGGTGTCACTTGTTGACCGCCCAGCAAACCCTTCATGCGTTATTGAACTTGCAAAGTCCGTTAAGGGCAAATTAGTGAAAGGTACTGCTATGGCAGACATTGAAAAGGATGCCATCGACACCGAGGCAATTATGACAGAGCCAGAAGGCGCTCCAACAGAGTTGTACGAGGCTATTCAAGCCTGCACCGCTTGCGCTGGAACTGGTAAAAAGACCAACACAGCAAGCGAAGAGTTTGACACTCCTTGCGAAGTATGCAACGGAACTGGTGAACAGCCAGAAGGTTTAGTAGACGACCAATTGCAGAACTCACCAACCATCCCTCAGAACATGGACAACGAAAACGCTAACCGTGACATCAAGGCTGCCGACGCAGACGACGCAGAAGTTACCGAGCCAGAAGTTGAAAAGAAGGACTACACACAGGCAGAGCGTGAGCTTGCCGGTGACAAGGGCGAAGCACTCCCAGACGGCTCATACCCAATCAAGACTATTGGCGATCTAAAGAACGCTATCCAGGCATTTGGTCGTGCCAAAGACCCAGCAAAGGTCAAGGCTCACATCAAGACACGCGCTAAGGCTCTAGGCCGCGAAGACCTCATCCCTGACAAGTGGAAGGGCGCAGACGCAGAGTTGGTTAAGGCCGACGACATGATCCACGACCCAGCAGAACTCGAAGCAGTACGCGCTGGCATGATTGCACTTATCAAGGCTGAACTTGACGAGATGCTCGCAGGCACAGAAAGCGAAGTTTGCGACGTACAGGAATTACTTTGCTCACTATCCATTTTCTTGGACTGGTGGACAGGGGAAGCATCAGAAAATGAAACATCAGCTCCATTCACAGGATGGGATGACGACAAATCAGGAGAAGACACAATGGCTTACATTGGACTTGGCGTTAGCGCCGACCTAATCAAGTCTGCATCAGCAGACGACGCAACTGAAGAAACAAAGGATGAGTTGCGCAACGAAATCGTCAAGGCTTTAGGTCTTGAAGAAACCATCACAACAAAGGCAGCATTAGACGAGGCGAAAGAAGAGATTAGTCTCTTGAAGGCCGCGCTTGATGAAGTGCGTGAGATGGCAGTACCTGGTGGCCCAGCCATCAGAGCAACAAGAGAGCAAACATCTAAGTCTGCTCAGGTCATTGCGGCTGAAGTAGAGGCAATCCGTCTCCGCGACATGGCGCAAAAAATGACTAACCCAGAACTACGTAATCAGTACCTAGCCGAAGCAGCTCGCTACGAGGCTAAGTCAAAGCAGTTCAACTAACCATCTAACAGAAAGGGATTGAGACATGGCATTAGCCGCTCCTTCCATTGACGACCTATTCGGCGGAGTACCAGCCGAACAGCGCGTTGAGCGTTTCGAGGCATACAAGTCAGCCTTGAGCGCAGTTCACTCGAACACACTGACTGCACACCGTCGCGGTGAGCTTTCATTCAGCCCAACATCCGGAATCACAAAGACCGTTTCTGCTGCTACACGCACAGAAGAGGCTCTTACTGACCTCTCTAAGGTTGTTTCAGGCGACCAACTTGCAGCAGTTACATCTGCTCTTGCTGGCATCCAAGACGTAAGCAAGAACATCAGCCTTACATCACCACTTAACAACACCGTTTCAGGTATCTCAGGTCTCGTACCTTACGACCTTGACCCAGTGCTTTCATTGCTCATCCCGAAGGAACTTTACCTTCGCAACAGCACAGCACGAATCAAGGCACAAGGACAGGCACTTGAGTTCCGTCGCATCACCGGTCTTTCTAACGCCGGTGTTGGTGGAGTAGCAAACCTCAGTTCATTCTTCAACTCGAACTCAGCTTCTACTTCATTCAACGGTGTTACATTGAACCGCCCAACTCAGATTGTTTACGCTGCCGACAAGATTGTAAAGTCTTTCGTTGAGCAGGGTCTTTCTGACAGCGTTTCACTCCAGGCTGAGTTTGCTGGTCAGGGTTACACGGATCTCCGTCAACTCTCACACACATCACTCATCTGGTCACACTTCCTTGCAGAAGAGCGCAACATGATGAACTCATGCTCAACACCTGTTCTTTCTTCTAGCCAGATTTCAGGATTGACATTCACTGCTGCTCCTGACGCAACTGGAACTGGAATCACAACAGGAACATCAGGCACAGTAGTTCAGGTAACAGTTTCATCTGCTTACGGTGAGTCTGCTCCTTTTGCTGCTGGAACGATTACAACTGTTTCAGGCCAGGGTGTAAAGGTTACATACACAGGAACTCTTCCTGCAAACGTTGTAGCTGTAAACATCTACGCAACAACCACAACACCAACTGTTTACAAGGCAACTACAGTCAGCACCGCTTCAGGCGTCACTGGTCTTGCATTTGCTTCAACAACGGCTGCTGTTCCATCAACCGACGGTTCATACAACACATTCGCTGCTGGCGCTAACTCAGGCTCAGGTTACGACGGATGGGTTAACACCTTCGCAACAATCGGTGGATACCAGGCTCAGTTGAACGGCACAGTGGCTTCACAGTCAACTGCTGACGACTTCCTACAGTCTGCTTTCGTAAGTCTTTTCAACTCAACAATGGGTGACCCAGACGTAGTTATCACAACTGCTGCTGTACGTCGTGCTATTGCTAAGGCGATTCAGACAAGCGCAAGCACATCTTCATACCGTCTTAACTACGAAACTGGTTCAGACGGAATTGTTCTTGGTTCACTCGTACAAGCCGTACAGAACCAGGCAACAGGCAAGATGGTTGACCTTGTGACTCACCGTTTCGCACCTGCTGGTGTGGCGCTGGTTCACCAGAAGCAACTTCCATTCCCAGACTCAGGTGTGGCTCAGACTGTGGAAGCACACAACGTTGTTGACTCGATGATCATTGAATGGCCACAAATCGGCTTCTCATACGACATCAGCTCGTACACATACGGTTCACTTGCTTTCCGCGCTCCAGCGTGGTCAGGTGTAATCACCGGAATCACTGGTTGATTCTGCTTAAATCGCTAGGTGCTTGCATCTAGCCACTGAGGTAGAGCGGTGCGGAGTTCCCCTTCTCCGCACTGCTCCCTCGTTCGCAAAGGGAGAATTAAATGAGACTCGTAGGTTCAGACAACGGACTTAAAGAGATTCAAGTTAACGAAGGAAAAGTTGTTCCACGCAGTAAAGATGGAACATTCCACGTTGACGGCGCAGACGCTCGCTCTCTTGTTAAGTCAGGAGACTTCGCTGTGGCAGGTATTAACTTTAGAAACGCCAATGGTTACAGGTGCGACGCTTGTAACTTTGTCAGCCTATACCGCGACAAGTGCGGTAAGTGTGGCTCAACCGAACTCACCCCAGAAGAGGAATAAATGTCAATCGTAGCCCCATTTGTTTACTCCGGTGGAATGGTCGAACCATACGTCTCTCTTAACGAGGTTAAGTTCAGTCCTACGGCTGCAATTATTGACTTTACAAACCTCATTGAAGACGCTTCACAGGCAGTCCAAGACCGCGCACTCTACGAGTTAATCGTTCGCGCTTCGTCAAAGGCTGACAACTACACAATGGGAGTTTACGGATCACTTTGCGCC